ACCCTGCCAAACAAAAACTATAGATCAAACTCCAAGATATGCAAGTCATGCCCAATTAAAAAAGCATGTGAGTCTGCAGGACCAGGCGTGTTAAAAATAGCACCCTTGGAGATTCTCGGTGAACAATTGTAGATGCTGCGACAATCAGTTTGAGCCCACAGTATCTTATCAGATATACTGTTCTTCACACTGTAGAGATATCGCAACAAAAGAAAAAATTGCAATAAGATATTTGCAATCAAAAAGGCAAAAGAGAAAAGGTAAAACAAGACTTTGCAAATCATGTTCAACTCCTCTTTCTATATACAACGACGATCTAGTCTGCTCCGCTTGTAACGTAAATCCTGATGCAGTTGTTAAAGCAATAAAACAAATAAAAGGAAAAATAAATGGTAAAAAATAAGTGGGGGATAGAAGTTAAGCCACACACAATTTGCGCTATTGATGCTAGTACTAATAGCCTTGCCTTTTCTTTGTTTGCTGGAGAAGATTTAGGGGCAGTTGGTAAGATTAATTTTGAAGGAAGCAATACCTATGAAAAAGTTATGGATGCTGGACAAAAAGTAAAAGCATTTTTTGATTACTATGGAGGGTTTGAAGCAATAGTAATTGAGCATACCGTATTTATGAATAGTCCAAAGACAGCAGCAGATCTTGCACTTGTTCAAGGAGCAATTCTAGGATCAGCAGGACAATCAGGAACAAAAGTTATTGGTAAAGTTTCTCCCATTACTTGGCAAATTTTTATGGGTAATGGTAAAATATCTAAAGATGAACAACTACTAATACGATCTCAAAACCCTGGAAAGTCTGAATCATATTATAAGGCTCATGAGCGCATGCTTAGAAAAGAAAGAACAATTAAATTTATTAACACAATCTATGATAGAACTATTACTGATAATGATGTTGCAGATGCTTGTGGTATTGGTCACTGGGCTGTAAGAAATTGGGGTAAAGCAATTGGACTTGACAAATAGTATCATGGCTGCTAAACTATATACAAGTGAAACCTTTATGCGTAAGAGATATCTTATGGATAAGAAGACACCAGAAGAGATTGCAAAGGAGTGTGGAGTGAGCCTAGAAACTGTGTATGTCTACCTTGCAAAATTTGGATTAAGGAAATCAAGACGATGAGTAAAGTTGAAAAAGCATTAGTAGCACTTGCCATAGCGGGTACTGTTGGTTTTGCATTTGCATTTGCTGCCTTAAAAGGAATTCCAGAGGCATTTGATTGGGAAGATGATGAGTGAAAATTTAAACATAACCGTTGACCAAGTAAATAATCCCTTACATTATACTTCTGATCCTTCTGGTATTGAGTGCATAGAGATTACTAGACATCGCAATTTTAATATAGGTAATGCCTTTAAGTATTTGTGGAGAGCAGGTCTTAAGGATGAGCAAAAAACTATTCAAGATCTTGAAAAAGCAATATTTTATATTAAAGATGAAATTAATAGGCTAGAAGGAAAACATGTCAACTGAAGATGATCTAGTTAAGCACCTTGATCAGGTTAACTTAGTAGTAGAGGAATATTTAAAAGGTAATGATCCAACAGTAATTTCAAAACAACTGGACATTCCAAGACAGAAAGTTGTCACACTTATCAATGAGTGGAAAGTTATGGCCTCTGCTAATGATGCTATACGTGCTCGTGCCAAGGAAGCCCTTGCTGCAGCAGACACACACTATAGCAAGTTGGTATCTCGTACATATGAGGTTATTGATGAAGCATCAATGACAAATAACCTTAGTGCAAAGACTGCAGCAATTAAACTTGTAATGGATATTGAGTCTAAGCGTATTGATATGCTACAGAAGGCTGGCCTTCTTGAAAACAAAGAACTTGCTGAAGAGATGATAGAAATTGAAAATAGACAGATGGTTCTTGTATCAATATTAAAAGACATTGCGTCAGAGCATCCAGAGATTAGAGATCAAATTATGAGAAGGCTTTCAGATATTGCAAAAAAGGATGAAGTAATAACGGTTGTACTTGATGCCTAATTTTAATGATTTTTTAGAAATACTTAAAAACAATAACTTTGAAGAGACACCAGTAGACGCCAAAACATTTGTTGAGGGCGACGCATACCTTGGTCAGCCTGCACTGTCTAATATTCAATACGATATTGTTGAAGCAATGAGTCAGATATATCGCAAAGAAGACCTTATTGATATAATGGGAGAAGAAAAAGGCACAAGATACTTTGATAAATATACTAAGAATGAGATTATCCTGCAACTCGGCAAGGGATCTGGAAAAGATTTCGTATCAACAGTGGCCTGTGCATATATTGTATACAAACTCTTGTGTTTAAAAGATCCAGCAAAATACTTTGGTAAGCCATCTGGAGATGCTATTGACCTTATTAATGTTGCTATTAACGCACAGCAAGCAAAGAATGTTTTCTTTAAAGGTTTTAAAAGTAAGATTGAAAAGTCTCCGTGGTTTGCGGGAAAGTATTACGCAAAAGCAGACTCTATTGAGTTCAACAAATATATCACAGTTTATTCTGGTCACTCAGAAAGAGAATCTCACGAGGGCTTAAACCTTCTTCTTGCAGTTCTTGACGAAATCTCTGGCTTTGCATCTGAAGTTGGAACAGGCAACGAACAAGGTAAGACTGCTGAAAATATCTACAAGGCTTTCCGTGGATCAGTTGACTCTCGCTTTCCAGACCTTGGCAAAGTTGTTTTGCTTTCATTTCCAAGATACCCAGGAGACTATATCTCAGAAAAGTATGATGCAGTTGTTGCTGAAAAAGAAGTAATTGAAAGAACCCACGAGTTTATTATTAATCCACTGCTACCTGAGACAGACCCAAACAATAAGTTTGAAATTTCCTGGGATGAAGATCAAATCATTTCATATAAATATCCAGGAGTGTTTGCACTAAAAAGACCTACATGGGAAGTAAATCCAACAAGAAAGATTGATGATTTTAAGATTGCTTTTATGACTGATCTTGGAGATGCAATGATGCGCTTTACATGCGTACCAACCTTTGCTTCCGATGCATTCTTTAAACAACAAGAAAAAGTAAGAGCCTGCATGACACTTAGAAACCCCGTAGATAACTTTAGAAGGTTTGACGAAGCATTCAAACCAGATCCAACCAAGAAGTATTATGTCCACGCAGACCTTGCCCAGAAGCACGATAAGTGTGCAGTTGCTATTGCACATGTAGAAAAATGGGTAAACATACAAGTCATTAATAACTACGAACAGGTGGCACCAATTGTAGTCGTAGATGCAGTAGCATGGTGGGAGCCAAAGGTAGAGGGTCCAGTTAATCTTTCAGAAGTTAAACAATGGATACAAAACCTTAGAAGAATAGGGTTTGATATTGGCATGGTTTCCTTTGACCGTTGGCAGTCGTTTGATATTCAAAATGAATTAAAACAAGTTGGAATGAGGACTGATACTGTTTCTGTTGCTAAGAAGCACTACGAGGATATGGCTATGTTGGTATATGAGGAAAGACTTGCCATGCCTGCAATTGATTTGTTATTTGAAGAACTAACCCAATTAAAGATAATGAAAAATGACAGAGTTGACCACCCACGCAAAAAGTCAAAGGATTTGGCAGATGCTGTGTGTGGAGCAATATTTGGGGCAATATCACATACCCCAAAAAATATAGATACAGAGGTGGAGATTCATACCTTTAGAGATAGATCTAAAGAAGATGATGATGATATATTTGACAGACCACCTCAAGATGTGGTAAACTATAGACCTATGCCAAATGAAGTAAAAGATTATTTGGATAGATTAAATCTACTATAACAAGAAAAGAGATAAAATGAATTCATTCAAGAAAGTATCGCTAATCATCGCTGCAGCCCTGACTAGCACAATGCTTGTAGCAACATCTGCAAGCGCAGCCACGACAACTCTAACAGTTGCGGGTTCTGCAGCAACAGGTGGTACAGTATCAACAACCCCTGTAGCACTTCCAGTACCAGCAGATAACAGCGTAGATGCAGCAGATGCATTAAAGATTGCTGTAACATCTGTAGATACAGGCACAGCAGTTTCAGCAGTTGCAGTAAATGCAACAATTGTTCCTGCTCTTGCAACATCAACCGCACCAGTGACAGCGTCATCTGGATCATCATCACTAACAATTAATACAGGAACAGGAACAACAGCAGACTTCTATGTTTACACAAAGACTACTGCAGTTGGAACAGTTGTTGTAACAGTTGGTGGAAATTCAACAACATATTATGTACAAGGTACCGCAGGTGCTTTGAACTCAATTACTCTGACTGCCCCAGCATCTGGCGCAGCAGCAACAATCGCAACACTTAAGGTAGCAGGATACGACGTATTCGGAAAC